AACTGGCGGGGCTTCGCAAGGCACAGCTTATTCGTGGAAGGTGACGACTAACGCCAATGTTCGCTGGTATGCGCCGTTTAAGTTGATGGCGCTGTCGATTTGGAACAGTACGACAGGAGCAGCCAAGAACGTCACGGTCGAAGGCATTGCTGATCCGCGCGACTTCTCAGCACTACCAAATAACGATGACATCTGGATTGACGTTGAGGCGCTGGAGAACGCCTCACTGCCGCAAGGCACATATCATGTCGGAACGAAAACAACACCGCTGGGAACCAATAGCGCACTGACGGCATCGACGGCGGCATGGGATTGCTCTGTGTCTCGCGCTAATAGCACCGCGTATAGCGTTGGAGATATACGAAAGGTAGCATCCAATGCTGGTCGTTTGTTTGTTTGTACGACTGCTGGAACGAGTGCGGGGAGTGAGCCTGGAGGGTACGCAACGGCAGTTGATGGCGACACGATTACGGATGGCGGTGCTACGTTTAAGGCGATGCGGCGCTTCAAGCAGACGATCACTACGGGCTCGATCGGCATGGCGGGATTGATTACGGTCTACCCGAAAGTGGCGAAGGCTTCGCTCAATGGCATCTACATCGATCCGATGATCACGCTGAGTTAGGGGTAAGCACATGGCTTATTGGGATGCACTAGTCGCCAAGTGGGCGCAGGCGCCGGCCGGCACCAACGATCAGAAGCTGACGTGGGTCAACGCACAGACGGTGACCGGGCCGGCGATCAAGATGATCGTGCCGGCGACTGAGATCTACAACCGCACCGATCGCGGCGAGTACGATGCTCTGACTAATCTCAAGCAGCAACCAATCCAGCGCAATCTTGCGCTCAGTACGATCGACTTTTCTCCCGGCAGCAACATGCGCGCGCTGTGGCTGACGACATTCCCGGCCGGCACGAAAACACAAACCAACCTTAAGCCATACACTGACAGTTTCGACACGCCGAAAATCCCGTGGTGGCAGTCGGCCGGTTACCCGCATGCGATCACCGGTCAGGATCTGGTGTCTGCCGGCATTCAGACTGCGCCGCCCGTCACACCCCTGTCGCCGTGAGGAGTAACGCGCAATGGCTGCAACAAAAATTAGGACGAGTATCTGGGCGACACAGACGCTGACGGCGAGCGCCGGTAATACAACAAGTTCGTGGATTGATTTGTCGGGTGGCTATGGCGCACAGGTTAACTTCCGCCTCATCAACGGTAGCACCGGGCCAACGGTACCGGCGCAGGTTCAGGTGCAAGTTGCCAACAACTGGAATGCCGGATCGCCAACCTTGGCGATGAACTTTGGTGGACCGTGTGTTGGTGATATCAACAACACTTTTACCAGAGATTTTTCTGTTGAAATTCCACCCGGTGTCGAGGCTGTGCGTCTTATCGCTGGCTCCAACACTGGTCAAAACGTAACGGTCGACGCGGACATTTCCAACATCACGGCACTCTAATGCCGATCGCAAAGCCCCCCTTCCCGCGGCTTCAGAAGGGGCATCCGCTCGCGCAGGGTTTGAGGGGCGCGTGGCTGTTTGCTGAAGGATCAATCAACACTGCCATCGACTCGTCTGGCTGCGAGGCGCACGGCGCTGGCGTTGCCGGGATGTCGTCTAACCAGTGGTTCCCCGGCCCGAGTGGTTGGGCCTATCACACAGCCGGAAGCATGTCTTTTGCTTTAGGTACGATGCCGCATTTTAAAGCGGTTGGACCGGTCACTGTTTCTGCGCTGACAAAAGAGCACTCATACGCGACATGGAGTACTTATTTTCAAAAAGGTTATGACGGTGCGACTGAACCGCTCGTCCTTCGCTCCAACGGCGGAAACTTTACATTTCAGACGTATAATCCCACCGACAATGGAATAGCAGTCACAGATCCAAACACTCATAGTCTTGAGGTTTGGTATCACGTTGTCGGTACGTTCGACGGTGCGAAGTGGGCTCTTTACGTCAACGGTGCGCTTGTTGCGTCAGTCGTAACGACCACAGGTCCGACAGATAACGCTCAGGTTTGTGGACTACTGGCCTCGTATGTCGGTGGCCCTCCGTCACGCATTCCAGATGCCGATGTCGATCACGTCATGCTTTGGCAGCGGGGAATGTCGGCAAAGGAAGTAGCCGATCTCTACGCCGATCCTTATGCGATGTTTCGGCCGACGCGGCTGCGTAAGAAGCCCGGCGGTGCTGCCTACGTCATGGCCGCAGATCCGGTTGCCTTCGCGCTCACCGGCGTTGCCGCCAATCTCGTTTATCACCGCGCGGCTACCATCATGCCGGCGGCGCCAGCGGCATTCACGCTTACTGGCGTTGCCACCACCCTAACTTACACGCCAAAGCCGCCAGCTGCAGTCAGCCGCCAGTATGTCATCGCCACGCCGATCGGCGGTGTGCTGGTTCACGAAACCAACACCCTCGAGTTCACGGTTTACGGCACTCAGGTTAGTGCGACAGCGACACCACTGGTCAGTGGTAGCTCGTACACGCTGACGGCGGCGACCGGTGCATTCACGCTGGCAGCGCCAGCTGTTGCGTTGCGCGCTGCGCGCGTCCTGTCAGCTGCAATAGGCATCTTTACCCTCACCGGCATCAGCACCGGATTTATCACCAAGCATGGCATGTCGGTAGCGACCGGCATGTTCACGCTCGCCGGCACGAGCACTGGCCTGCGAGCTGCGCGCAGGCTGGCCGCAGCGACAGGCGCCTTCACACTCGCCGGCACCAGCACAGGTCTGGTCCTTAAGCGCGGCATAACAGCCGCGACAGGTTCGCTCATTTTTAGCGGCAAGACCGTCAACCTTGTCTACGGCTCGCTGGTCAACCACTACACGCTATTTGCAGCGTCGCAGCCGTTCTTTGTGTCGACCTGGCCGACAGGCTTGCGCGCGGCGCGCCGGATTATTGCGACAACGGCGGCGTTCAATTTCGCTGGCACCGTTACAAAACTTGGCCGCTACCGCGTCATGCCGGTTACGACCGGCGCATTTGTCCTCAGCGGCAAGACCGCAAACCTGATCCAGGTCAGGAAGTTAACCCTGGCTGCTGACACTGGCGCTTTCACGCTCACCGGTTACGGCGCCGGCCTCGCCTACCACACCAACGCCGTCCTGCTCGCCACGCCGGTGTCGTTTGTCTTCAGCGGCAGCGACACTGGGCTCATCAGGATCCGAAACCTGCCGGTTGGCACCGGCCAATTTGTATTCACAGGTACGGCGGCAGTCTTGCGCCGCGGTAATTACAAGATGCCTGCCGAGCGCATTGCGCTTAGGTTTACCGGGTACGACACGTTCTACAGAGACAACGACTTCCATCTGCCAGACTTTGGAGATCCAGGTGCGCTGGAGTTTGGTCGCAAAATGTATGCAATACCTGGCAGGTGGTAGGAAACTTAACCCAAGGGAGATTGATATGCGTGGAGATCCAGAAAACGTGCCGGCAACTCCGCCGGCGGTGCTGGCTGAGACGAATATTCCGAGTATCAACGAGCCGCCAGGGTCCGAGGTGATCCCGCCAAAACGCAAGAAGAAGAAAAAGGCCAAGAAAAAGGCTAAGAAGGCGAGCAAGGCCAAGGCGAAGATGGCCAAGGCCAGCAAGGCCAGCAAGGCCAACGGCAAGATCAAAAAGAAGGCCAAGGCCAAGAAGCGGCGGATACGCGCGCGCTAGTCGTCGCGGGGTGATGGATGTCGAAGCTGGTTGAGGTCGAGCCAGGTCGTTGGAAGGTTTCACGTGAAACCTTTTCACCGGCGCGCAGTGCTTTGCCGCGGCCTTATGTCATCTCCGATATCATGGATCCAACAGAACAGGTTGACGGCCGCTTTTATACGAGCAAGGCGGCCTTTCGCGCTGTTGGTCGGGCGCATGGCCTCATCGAGGTTGGCACCGAAAAGTTCAAGCCGAAGAAAAGAGCGACTGACAGCCGGGAAGAGAAAGAAAAGCGCCGTCAGTCGCTGAAGACTGCACTGGATAAATATAGGGCTGGTCACCGATCTAGGCATTTGACCTAGATCAATTCGGGGTTCCGAATATGTCAGACACGAACATTGCGCCGGCGGCGCCACCCTCTGCGCCATCTGCTCCCGCCAACGAAGTCCCCATCAATCAGAACCCGATGAACGCCCCGCAGCCGGTGGGTGATCAGGCTCCAGAAAAGCCGGTTGATGGTCTGGATCGAGGCCATGGCAGGCCTGAAACCCGCCGTGAAAGTATTCGCAAAGCGTTTGAGCGGGCAAATACCCCAGAAAAAGAGAAAACCCCAGCACCGCGCAAAGCGGCGAAGACGGAGGCGAAACCCTCCGAGGCTCCGCTAGATTTGCGTAAGCCGCCGCAAGAGCGGCATCGGGAGGGCGGGCGTTTTGCAAAAGCGCCTGCTGCAGACGCTGCAACGCAAGCGGATCCTGCTGGTACGCAGCCGCAGCAGATTGCGAAAAAACCCGTCGCGCCTCTTCCTGAGACTGCGCCCTATAGAGAGCCGCCAGGGCGTTGGAACGAGGCCGGCAAAGCAGAGTGGTCAGCAGCGCCCGAAAGCGTCCGCGGTGAAGTCTACCGCATGGCCAAAGAGTTTGACGGCGCATACAAAACGCTCCGCGGCGACCACGACACCATGAACAGCATACGCCACTTTCATGAGATGGCGACGCAACACGGGACAACGCTCGACAAGGCGCTGACCAACTACGTTTCGATGGAGCAGAAGTTGCGCACCGACCTGGTCGGTGGCCTCGACGTCATCGTCAACAACCTGAACCTGCGCACCCAGAACGGTCAGAAGATCTCGTTACGCGACGTCGCCTACCACATCCTCAATCAAAGTCCCGAGCAGCATAAGCTGACGCAGCAGCAGAACTCGCAGCAGGCAGCCCAGCACCAGATCGGCGCCCTTCACCAGGAAGTGGCGGGCTTGAAGTCTACGATCGATCAGCTGCATAATGGCCTCAGGTTCAATCAAACCCGGTCGCAGGTCGACGTCTTTGCCGACAGCCATCCAGGGTTTGATGAATTAGGGGATTTAATCGAGCAGGAATTGCAATTTGGTTTCAGCCTGGAAGAGGCCTACCAACGTGCATACCGGCTAAGACCCCCGAAAACACACGCGGCTCAGACCCGCAACACGCCGGCTCAGACCCGATCCGACAAGTCGATCCATGGCGCTCCCGATAGCGGTCCCTCAGACGGCCCGCCGGTCAAGCGCAAGGGCGACAAGCAAGTTGGCCGACGCGAAGCTATTCAACGCGCAATCACGCGCGTGAACGGCGGCGTCTAATCTGAGGTGGCGTAATGCCAAACATCAACACGAATGCTGCGTATCAACAGATACTCAGCATGGCGCTCGAGGACCGCTCGAGCGGCTACGAAGATCTCGTCTCCAATAACAACGCAATGCTTGCGGTGATGAAGCGCAAGGGCCTCTGGCACACTTACAGTGGCCCGCGCATTCGCCAGACGCTGCAGATCTCCAAGCAGGTCGCGCAGTGGTACAGTGGTTACGATCAGTTGCTTAATCCGGCACTCGATCTGTTCAACGATGCCTACTTCGATCCCAAAATGGTTGTCGTTCCGGTCATCCTGTCGATGCAGGAGATCTTGAACAACGAAGGCAGCGCCCAGCTCATGGACGTTTACGACAGCTACATCGCGGCTGCCGAACGCGCCCTTGAGGATACAATGGACGCGGCAATTTACAGTGACGGCACCGCCAACGGCGGCAAGCAGATCACTGGCCTCGCCACCGCCGTGCCGATCGTCACCAACAGCGGTGTCTATGGCGGCATCGATCGCGCCACCGCCGTCATTTGGCAGACCAAAACTTACGACGCCAACTCGTTCTTGGCCGGCTCAACACAGGTCAGTGCGACGACCATCCGCCCAATGCTCAACTACGTCATGACCAAACAGTCACGCGGCAAGGATTACGCCGACCTGCTGGTGATGTCGCCCGAGCATTATGCGGCTTACGATGCGGCGACTGTTGCCATCCAGCGGCAGACCAATTCGACCAGCCTGGGCCAGCTTGGTTTCAGTGCGATCGAATACATCGGTGGCGGTAAACGCGCCGAGATCGTGCTCGACGGCGGCATCGGCTCCAACATGCCGGCCAACACCACATTCGGATTGAATACCGACAGTTTCCGCATGCGGTATCACCCGAACCGAAACTTCGACAACTTGTTCGATGGCGACGGTCAGATGCCGATCGACAAGGACGCGATCGCGCAGTTCATCGGCTGGATGGGTGAACTCACCCAGGTCAATCCGATGTTTAACTGGCGGCTCTATGACAGTAATCCGGCCGCGTAAGGCTGGGTAAACGGAGGTCGTCGTCTTCAAGGGTGTCCCTTGCCCTCAGCCGGCGGCGACCTCTTCACAAGGGAGAATGCAGAATGCCCGCAAGAGATCCTGATGCCGCCGTCGTTGCTCTGTTTAAGAACTTTGCCAAAAAGAACGAGGCCGCCTCCCTGAAGGAGGGCCGACCGATCTACGAGGATATCGAGGTTGTCGAGATCCGCTTTCCTGGCTCACGCAATATGTCGGTGTTTCCAGCGACCGCGTTCTCGCACTGGTCAGAAAACTTTGAGACGGGCGAGCAGACGGCAGTGACGTATGCCGAGCGGTTTCGCCGGCAGTATCAACAGTTCAAGGCGCAGACAGCGCAGACCAAATCGGGGACGCCGCTGGCGCATGTGCCCTTTCTTACAGAGGCTCGTCGGGCCGAGTTACGCGCCCTCAACATCTACACTCTGGAGGCGCTGGCACATGTTGACGGCCAAGAGCTCAAAAATCTCGGACACGGCGGACGAGATCTGAAAAACAAAGCGCAAGAGTATATCGCCGAGAGCAAGAGCAACGCGCCAAACCTGGCCATGGCGGCAGAGCTGGAGGCGCTCAAAGCGCGCAACGCCATCATCGAAGAAGACCTCAAGCGGCATCAGGACCGCAACGCCGGTGAAAAAGTCGATGGTGATAATCAGTTTGCCGGCATGACCCTCGACCAGTTGCGTGATTTCGTTACGACCAACACTGGTCACAAACCGCATGGCTCGCTGAACCGCAAAACGCTAGTGCGAATGGCAACAGAGGCCCAGCAGAAAGTCGCATGACGAATGTCGTTACTGACGGTTGTCAGGGATGTTTGCACGGTTGTCGGGGCGGCCATCCCGACATCCGTCTTTGCGAGCATCGCCGGCAATCGCACCATGGCGGAGATGCTGGCGCTCGCCAACGAGATTGCACAGCGCATCGCTTACGACACACGTGAGTGGCAGCAGCTCAAACAAAGCGTAACACTGCCAGGTGATGCAACGCTGACCAATCCCGGCACGACGGCATTCAACCTGCCGGCCAACTTCAAGCGCATGTTGCTTACGGCGAACGTCTGGCGATCAAACACGCCAATGTCGCCGATGCGCTTCTTTCCCGATCTGGATGAGTGGATGCAGCGCCGCGCGCGCGGCTATTACGACAGCCGTGGCGAGTGGATTATTTACGGCGGCCAGATACACATCCACCCGCCGATGCCGGTCGGCGTTACGGCGACGTTTGCCTATCTCAGCAAGAACCCTATCGCTTTAGCAAGCGGCGGCCTTAGCGAAATTTTTCTAACCGATAACGACAGCTTCCTGTTGGGCGATCGGCTGCTCAAACTGGGCATGACCTGGCAGTGGAAGGCGCAGAAAGGCTCGCCCTATTCCGAGGATCTCGGCACCTATGGCGACGCCATGCTGCTGGCTATGGGCAATGACAGCCCCTCGCCGATCATGGTCGGCCGCGAGCCGATCTCTGCCAGCGTTGTCGCCAGCACCGCCTATCCCTTCCCGGTGCCATCGTCATGAGTATTGTCCAAGCCTTCAAGCGCCAAGCAGTGCCGGCGCAGATGGCGCAGCAGCTGCAGACGACGACGATCGCGGCGCCGACGCGCGGCATTATTCAGAACGAAAATTTCACATTCATGCAGCCGGGTGCCGCCATCATTTGCGACAACTGGGTGCCGACGTTGCGCGGCGTCAAGTTGCGTGGCGGTTGCGAGCGGTGGTCGGTGTTGCCCGAGACGACGCCGATCATTTCCGGTTTCGAGTATCTCAGCGGCAACGTGCAGAAGATGTTCGCCGCCAACGCGACTAAGCTCTACGACGTCACCTTTGGCGGCGCACCGACATTGGTGAAGGATAGTCAAGGATCCGGTAATTATTCTGCCTCGCAGCTCGCCAACCAGGGCGGCGATTATCTCATTGCCGTCAATGACGCTGGCGACTTTCCGCTGCAATACAACGGCGCGGCGTGGACGACATTCAGCGCCAATCAGATCAGCGGTCCGGTCGGCTCGACGGTCGAGCACGGCAAGAACCTCGTTGCCGTTTGGAAGTATCGCAATCGGTGGTTCTTCATCGAGGGCGGCAGCATGAACGCCTGGTATCTGCCGCTCAACGCCGTGCAGGGCGCACTGCAGATGATCCCGCTGTCGGGGGCGACGACCAAAGGCGGCAACCTGCTGTTTGGCGCGGCATGGTCGATCGACGCCGGCGACGGCATCGATGACAAGTGCGTCTTCTGCACTGATCAGGGCGAGCTGATTATCTTTTCCGGCAGCGACCCTTCGACGGCGACCAACTGGCGGCAGGAAGGTCGCTACGCCATCAGTCCGCCGATGGGCAAGAACGCGCACCTGCCGATTGGTGGCGACCTGCTTCTCGCTACGATCGATGGCATCATCCCGATTTCGCAGGCGATCACAAAAACGGCAGAGCAGCTCGAGCTGGCTGCCGTCACCCGCACCATCAAGCCGCTGTGGCGGCAGGAGGTGGCGGCCAAGATCGCCTCGCCCTGGGCGCTGAAGAAATGGGACGAGTACGGCGGCGTCTTTGTCGCTGTCCCTGGTGGCGCACCGGGTGATCGCCATTGCCTGGTCGCCAATTCCTCGAGCGGCGCCTGGAGCCGTTTCGTCGGCTACGACGCCACCTGCTGGATGTACACACGCGGCAACCTGTTCTTTGGCACCCAGGACGGCATTGTCATGCAGGCCGATCGCACCGGCTATGACGACGGCAAGCCGTATGTCGCCACCCTGGTCGGTGGCTGGGAGATGTTTCAGTCGGCCGCAGCGCAGTGCGTCTGGCACCAGGCGCGCGCCTCTTTCACCGCCGGCAACTCCGAGCCGTTCCAGCCGCAAATTGCCGCCTGCACCGACTACGACATTCGCGTTCCGCAACCGCCGCCGGCGGGGCCGGATCCTGGTGTGGCGGATGTTTGGGATCAAGGCTTGTGGGATACGGCGCTGTGGGACCAGCCGTCATTGGCGCTGCCAGTGGTGAAGAACACTGCCTGGGTGTCGGTTGGCGAAACCGGGTTTTCGCATGCGCCGGTCGTCCAGGTGACGGTGGCGCAGGCGGCGCGGCCGAACGTAGAGCTGATCTCGATCGCGGCGACATTCGAGCGATTAGGCGTCAACGTCTGAGGACAAGCGCATGGCAGTCGATCCAACCGCCGCACCGACCGTAGATCCCGGCGACGCTCGGGATGCGCAGCTCTCTTCTTTGTACACAGACTACAATCCACAGGGTGGCATGGGCGGCCTGTTTGCGCCGGCCTACATCCACGGCCTGAAAGCGTCAGAAGGCGCCGTCTCAAAATGGGGTCTGGAAAACCACCCGGTCACCTACGCCAACATCGACCAGACGCGCATGCCTAACCCGTTTCAGGGGCCGTCGCCGATGAGCGCCGGCAATGGCGTCTATGGCGGGCCGATCCCGTTGCAACAGGCGTATGGGGATCCCAAAGGTTCGATTGATCCTGAGGCGCTGCGTGTATTGGCGCAGGGTGGCAAATACGATTTCAACGCGCGACGCGATGCGATCGCGCAGCGGCTTGCCAGTAATCAGGCGGCGCAAGCCGCGGTGCCATCACCGGCAGCGACAGACAGCAGTATGTTTTTGGACGAGAACGGCCAGCCGTTTGACATTCAGGCGTATCAGTCGGCTTTGTCCCAATACAATCAGCAAAAAAGTCTGGGCAACGTCAATAATCTGCCGCCGATGATGCAGACGCCACCGTTGAAAAGCAGGTTCCCGATCTACAAGAATTATCAGGACTACAACAACGTAGGCGCGTGATGATGTATCGCTATTTATTCGGCGAAGACAGAGTTGTCGCGCAGTTCGTTGCGCAGTTGATCCCGCATGTCCGTCAGTTTGGCGACGATGCGCGCACGATTGGTGTGTTGCGTGAAGATGGCGCACTGATCGCCGGCCTGGTCTACACCAACTACGATCAGGATTTTGGCATCATCGAGATGCATGGTGCGTCAATCGATCCGCATTGGCTGACGCGATCGACCATCGAGCGCATGTACCGCTACCCGTTCGTGCAGGTCGGTGTGCAGATGCTGGTGCAGCGAACGCCGGTCGAGAACGAGCGGCTGCTGCGCCAGCTTGCCGCTTACGATTATCACTTCATCAAAGTCCCGCGCATGTTTGGTCGCGGCAAGGATGGTGTCCTGTGCTGTCTCACCTACGAAGCGTGGGTCGGCAATCGCTTTAACAAACGGTTCAAGCATCACCTGGACGATGCGCCGATAGAGGAGGCCGCGTGATGCCAATTAATTATGCACAAGCGCCGACACCGTACGGCAGCGGCGGCAGTGGTGGAGCCAATGCCCAACGCAACGCCATCACGCAGGCGCTCATGCGTGTCGCCAACCCACCACCGAGCACCGGCATGCCGCAAGGCGGCCAGGGCTATGGCGGTATGAAACCGGCTATGCCACCGCCTAGCAATGTGGGCTCGACAATGCCCAGCCCGCAGGCGCCGCTGAGTGCTGCCGGTGTCATGCCGGGAAACCAGCCGCCAGGTGGATTGATGCAGCAAGCCGGCGTGGCGCCGTCTCCTATTCCGCAGACACCGCCGCAGATGATGCCACCAACGCCAGCGTCGGGCATGCCGCAAGGACCACAGCCAAACGTGCCGCAGGCGCTGGGCCAGGGGCCGTTGATCCAGCCGCCGAATGCCAACCTTCTGCCACCAGGATTAAACCCAGGAAGTTACTGACATGGGCAAGGGCTCTGCACCGGCTGCTCCTGCTGCGCCTAATCCCGTCGACACGGCGCGCGCCTCGACGTCGACCAACGTCGCGACGGCAATCACCAATGCGTTCCTCAACAACACCAATCAGAACACACCTGACGGGTCGCTGCGCTACGACCAAACCGACACCTATAACTGGACCGATCCCTACACCGGCACCAACATCGCCATCCCGCGCTTTACCGCGACACAGACGTTGTCGCCGCAGCAGCAAGCGATCCAGGATCAGAGTAATGCCGCCAAAATGAACTTGGCCGGCATGGCCAACACGCAAAGCGATCGCTTGGCCACCTTACTGGGCAAGGAGATCGACCTTAGTGGTGCGCCGGCGGCGGGCGATCCCAACGCCATTACCAATGTCCCGCAAGCGGCAACGACGTTTGGCGATGTTGGCCAGCAACAGTCGACGTTTGGCGCTGCCGGCGACATCACCAAGAGCTACGGCGCCGGCGACTTCTCCGCCGATCGGCAGAACGTGCAGGACGCGCTGATGGCGCGCATGAACCCGCAGCTCGCCATCGAGAAGCAAGGCATCGAGCAGCAACTTGCCGACCAGGGCATCCGTTACGGCAGTCAGGCTTATTCCGATGCCATGATGAACTATTCCCGCCAAGCCAACGACGCGCGCTTTGGCGCGATCAGTCAGGCGGGACAAGAGCAGCAGCGCATGATGGACATGGCGGCGCAGCGCGCCGGGTTCGAGAACGCTGCGCAGCAGCAACAATACGAAGAGGAACAAGGCCGCGGCACGTTTGCCAACCAGGCGCAGGCAGCCAACTTCCAGCAGGCTGGCGCGCGCGCCGACTACTTGAACGCAGGGTTAGCGCAGCAGGTGGCGCAGGCGCAAACCGGTTTTAACGCGCAGAACATGGCGCGCAATCAGTTCATGAACGAGCAGTACGCGCAGCGCAACCAGCCGATCAATGAGATCTCGTCGCTGTTGTCCGGCTCGCAGATCAACAACCCCAACTTCGTCAACACGCCGAACAATCAGATCCCGACCACCGACGTCGCTGGCTTGATCAACAACCGGTTCAGCCAGGACATGTCGATCTACCAACAGCAGAACCAGAACTACCAGCAGCAGCAGGCCGGCATGTTTGGCTTGATGGGTGGCATCTTGAAGGGCGGCATTGGGCTGCTGTCGGACGTGCGCGAGAAGGAAAACATCACCAAGCTGGGCAGTGTTCTCACACCGCACAGCAACGACAACGAGCTGCCGATCTACAAGTACAGCTACAAGGGTGACCCGGCATCGGTCACGCACGTCGGCCCGATGGCGCAGGACGTCGAGAAGATCGATCCGAGCGCGGTGATCGAACACAAGGGCCGCAAGTACATCGACGGCGGCAAGCTGGGCTCCGTTTTAGGAATGGCGGCGTAACATGGCACTCGAGGACGCTGGCAGTTTCATATTTGGCGGCAACACCGGACTGAGTTACGAGCAGCTCAAGCAGCGGCGCGCGATCGCGCAGGCGTTAGCGTCCAGGCAAGGTGGCTTTCCTAAGAACCGAGGCGAAGGCCTGACTTATCTGGGGCAGAGCATTGGCGAAGCGTTGTCGGATCTGGGGTTGCAGCGGCGCGAGGCCGAGGCGTTAAAACGCAGCGGAGCATTACGCAGCGGCGCCGGCGCGCCGGCAACAACCTACACACCGACAGAGCAGGCACCGCCGGTGAAGACGCCGCCTGTTATGAGCGAGGCACCGCCGGCGGCACCGCCGCCAGCGACGACCAGCGACAGTGGTGATGGTGGAGACACGCTGGCGTCAGTGGTGGCGGCCAGCACGATGGACACAAGCGAGGCGCCAGCTGCATCGGTCGCCGGCTTTCCTGACAAGGCGCCGGTGGCGCCCTGGCCGGCTGTTGCTGCAGCCGAGCCGCCGCCATCTTTTAACGATCGATTTACATCGGCAACGCCGCCGCCAGTGCAGGATGTGCCGGCGGCATCGGTGCGAGATCGCATTGCAGCGCTCGTGCAGCCGGTGTCGCAGGATCCCAATGCGCCGGCGCCACTGACCGGCGGCAACAACGCGGTCAATGCCGATACCATGGCGTTGCCGCAGCTCGCTTCAATGCAGGCGAATGTGAAACAGGCTGGTCCCGTGCCGGCGCCGGATGTGGCATTGCCGCGGGGAGATCCGCGTACGACGAGCGGTGTTCGCGCCACGATGGAGGCGGCGCTGTCGCGCGGCGGGCAGTCGCCGGCGGCGATCGCTGGCATCGAACGCAATGTGCGTGACGAGAGCGGTTTTGATCCGAACCTGCGCCATCCCGACCAGCCGGGCTTTTCCGGCGAGGCGCGTTACGCGCACGGCCTCTACCAGGAGGGCGGCGACGAGTGGAACAACTACGTCAACTGGATCGACAAGAACGCGCCCGGGAGTGATTGGCGGGATCCCAACCTGCAGAGCAAGTTCCTGGCCGAGCGGCTGCAGGATCCACAGTACGCGCGCGCCAATGCGGAGATGAACCGGCCCGACACCTCGCCTAGCGGTGCGGCGATCTCTTTCCTGCAGGGCTATCTCAAGCCGGCGCCGCAATACATGGCGCAGCGCACCGAGCAGTACGCGCGCGAGAACAATGATCCGGCCTACGCGAACAAGCAGATCGCCCAGGGTGGCGACACCGGCAGTGCCACGGTCGGTGGTCGGGCCGGACCAGGCGGCCGCGAGGGCGGCGCACCGCCAGAAGACGCGCGCGACCTGGTGACCCAGGCACTGCTTTCGCAGTCGCAGCAAAAACCGCAGGAGCAGGCTACCAGCGACGATTATCTGCCTGACGTTGTCGGAATGACCAACCGCTCAACCTTGCCGCAGCGGCCCACAGCAGCCCTAGGAAGGGCCGGTGTGCAGGGAGACGTATCCCTACCCACCCTGCAGCCAA